GCACTATACGCGTTCTGCCCCCTTTTTTTTATAAAGTACTGTCAAGATCTATTTAGGTCATCTTCCCACCGCCCGTTCCCAAAAAGACGGGTTTTGACGGCCCCACTATTTTTTGTGGGGTGGTCGTCCTGACATTTGTAATTCGTTTTGGAGATTAAAAACGGATGGCGATGACCCCAAATATAATCACCTTAAAGAATAATGAACGAGCAATACTATTTTCACCAAACTCCTCGCGAGTGTGCGAAAGATCTTATTGCCCTGATCCCTTTAATTGATGGCGATCGAGTTTTAGAACCGTTTGCAGGTGAAGGGGCGTTCTACGATCAATTCCCAGAGTTCGTGGAGAAGGATTGGACAGAAATTACTCGAGGTCGAGATTACCAAACTTATGATAAAGAGTTTGATTGGGTTGTCAGCAATCCGCCGTTCAAGATTGATGGCAAGAATATGATATGGCCGTTGATTGATTATTATACGCAACGAGCCAAGAAGGGTGTGGCGTTCTATGTGAGTGATTACGGGTTCTCAACAATCACTCCAATTCGTCAAGAGATCCTGAAAAATAGGAATTGGGGTATAACCAATATTGTGATGACCAATGTGAAGAAATGGCGTGGCCGTTATTTCCTGATCATTCTCGAGAAAGATAAGCCTTCTGTTATGAATTATCTCCTAAAATCGTATTGATGGTCTGTACTTGTAAAAACAATATCCTCAAAGAATAATGCTACTGCTACGAGGTGATTGCCTCAATCAAATGAAAACGCTCACAGATAAGTCAATTGACTGCTTTATCTGTGATCTGCCGTATGGGTGTTTGACCTCTAAAACATATAAGGGAGTAGTAGATAAAAGTGGAACTGATTTAGGTAAGACTTATGGTGAAAAAATCACTTGGGACATCAAGATAGATCTCGCAAAGTTCTGGGAACAAATCAAGCGTCTATCCAAGAATGACCATACTCCTGTCCTGATGTTTTGTACTACCAAGTTCGGTGCTGAACTCATCAATTCTAATCCTGACTGGTTTCGGTATGACCTAGTATGGAATAAGATGCGTGGTGTAAGTTTTCTTTCGGTCAACAAGATGCCGATGCGATCGCATGAGAGTATTTATGTCTTCTCGAAGAAAGGTGCGTATTACAAGCGTATAGACACGGAAGGCAAACCGTATTTCAAGAAGTCCAAGAACCAAACCAACGAGCAATACAATGTACAGCGTGTAGAAGGCGATAATAAAGGAACGCGATGTGTCATTTCTGTCATCGATATGTATAATACAGCAGGTCATAAAGGAGGTCAACACCCCACCCAAAAACCCAAAGAACTCTACAAATGGCTCTTGGAACGCTACTGCCCTGAAGGAGGCACGATGCTCGACCCGACTGCAGGAAGTTTCAACTCTGTCTTCACGGCCACAGAAATGGGTTTGAAAGCCATTGGCATTGAAAAAGACGATACTTTTTTCTGGAAGGCCGTTGGAAAGGTGGCGATCCCACAAATATAATCACCTCAAAGAATAATGGCAGGATTTCATACCAAGACTTTCTTGAAGCACGACGATTATATGACCCCGAAGTATGCGTGGGAGAATATCAAACAATATATTCCAACGGATAAAGTTATTTGGGAAGCGTTTTATGGCGATAGTAATAGTGGAAAATTTTTGCAGGAACTTGGATTTGAAACTATACATGAGCCGATTGATTTCTTCATAGAAAACAGAGGTGATATTATAATCAGCAATCCGCCGTTCAGTAAGTCCAAAGAGGTTCTCGCTCGGCTTAAAGAATTAAATAAACCGTTTATTATGATTCTACCAGCCCCAAAGATTCATACATCGTATGTACGCAATTTGTTCAAAGATACTCCTGATCCATTACAAATCATAATTCCACGCAAACGAATTCAGTTTATAAAATTAGTGAATGGTAAAGTTCCTGATAATTATAAGAGCGATTGTAATTTTGATTGCTTTTACTATTGCTGGAAGATGAATTTGCCCCACGATATTGTGTGGTTGGAATAGAGTGGCGACCCCTCCAAAAATATTGTCTTCGCCCTAAAAGTAAATGAACCTAGACTGCCCGAAGTGTGAATGCAACAGTTATATGGAGCATTACCCTGTGTTTGATCGCATTACATGGTCAAAGAAATTCACTATCAAGTATTTCCAGTGTTATGGATGCTGGATGTTCATCAAGAAGACTTTTCGCCGTCGGCCTGACGGCACAACCTTCATCCCGTCTGCCGTTTAGCAGGAGATAGAGGAGCAGTCAATTCTTTGCGAGGTATAATGATTGTTTGATCGCCATCTTTTTCATCTAAATTCACCTGCAAATCAAACATCGGTCTAGAACAACAGGCAGACTTACAATGTGAGTGTGCGAATAGTTTGTAGACCATGTACCCTACCATTCCTATTAAAGATATAATTCCAGATGTAGCACCAACAGAAGCATAAGTATCCATTACTCTTTACATAGATTCTTCTTCCTTGTCTTCATAATCGCTCGGCTTGTCGAGAGTTTTAGATGACACGCTCTCATCATCAGACTCCGAATCCACCGAACACTTACAGCACGGGCAAGGTTTAATCTCGCCATTGAGTTCCATGATATATCCGCAGTATTTCAACTTGGGATACTTCGCATGTATCTGCTCTTTCAACTTACACAACTCCTTGTAATGCCGATGCCGATCATCGTCCCGTTTAATTCCAAACACCTTCTCGTACATTCCACAATCCATATGGTCAAAGACCCACAGCTCTGTAACCTTATGCAGTTTAATCGCCAAATCCATATGGTCATAAAACATCTTCTTCCACGCGTCCTGCTCTGCTCCCAGCGAAGCACCTGCTAATACAATCAGGTCATACTCGTCAAGTCCGCGATCCTCCTGTAAATAGTCAGACAGCTTCTCTACAAAACGAGGATCAATACACGACAACACGACGATATGCTTCATTATTATTCACAAACAAATTAAGCGTCGCACTCAACGGCCAAAGAGCAAGTCATGTAGCAGTTTGTAGGAATGTTCAACTCATATCCATCATCATCGACCAGCTTGATTGTCACTGACGCAATAGACGGTAGAATGGTTGGGAACTCAATACGATACGGATTATTGAACGAAATCATATTACCAGGTGTAACCGATACTGGAACAGTAAAGGTCGTATTGAAATCGCGACCAGCCGAGTGCGTTGAACCCGTCAAGTTTGTCTGGATAGAAATAGAATTGGTACGCAGGATCACATTGGGAAATCCAGAAGCGACCTGTGTCAAAGCATTCGTATAAGATTTATCAGCAAATCCAATCTTGAAATTGGCTTCATACTGAACTTCTCCATTGTAATTTACAGGTCGCCAAGTATGTCCAACAGGAGCAGTTCCAGTCAGCGTCAGGGGTGACCAACCAGTACTGGGATTCAGTGTCTGTGAAAAGACAATCGGCGTAGAATTTGCAGTGAATAGAGTATTCATGTAATCGCAAAAGCCCTGAATGGTTGTGAAATACAGATTATCAGAAATTGTCACCGTCTTGGCCACACTGTCGTAGTAATAGTAGAAGGTATTATCACGGGAAGTGAAAGGGTGCATAAAGTTTGGCATCACGAACGATAGGAAGTGAATTGCCCGAGCATTCACAATGGGGTTCTGTAAAGACTGGGTGAAATCCGTCTGCGTACCAGAACCGATCTGCCACGAATTCAGCAGAAGCATCTTATTCACCGTTCGGCCAGTATAGGTGGAGTCCATTTATACCTCTTGTGCGATTTTAAAATCATCTGGATTACTTCTTCTTTGGTGGTGTGCCTTTTGCAATAGGTTGAGCGATCGCACCACCAGCACCTGCAAGAACTTCATTGAGCCGAGCAATAATCTGTGCCTGTGTTCCCGAAGCAGATACTCCCATCTCCCTAGCACGACTACGAAGGCTTCCAATATCATAAGTTCCAGCTGGATCAAATGCTCCCTGACGACCTTCTGCAACTCGCTGTGGTTCTGCACCCGCCATTGCTTCAATACGGCTGATACGATTCATAGTAGTATTATCCATACGCACAGGAACTTCTTCGACCATTTGAGTGAAACGAGCCATAGGGCGTAGTTGAGCAGCAGGAGGCAGACCATTTCCATCAGGAACTTGGCGAACTCCCTGTGCCGCTTGGACGATGCGTTGAGCCTCAAACTGGGCGGTTGTCGTATGTGGTGGCATGAAATCGGGATCATGAACCTGCTGACGGAGTGCTGCCTTCACTGCACCAACACCCGTCGTGGCAAAGTGGGCATTAGGGGCAAACTTACCAGCAAAAGTGGCTAGACTCTGTGGCAGACCAACCTGTACTCCGCGTTCGGCAGCCATCTGATGTACAACCTCCTTCATCTGCTGATGATACGCACGGGTCGAACTGCCCTTGCCCATGACAGCCTTCGCAATCATCTGATCGCGGATAATCTTGGTCGCCTCCTCATGCGTTAGACCTTGTGACACAAGGTCATCATAAGTCTGCATTTCACGAAAGGCAGCACGGCGAAGGATCTGCTCTCCAACCAGAACGGAATCCTGTTGCTGGATCGTATAAATCTTTCCAGGTGCAGCCTTATTGCGTTGGTTGTCCTCATCGGCACGAACAAGCAAATCATACTTGGCCTTCATACCTGTGGGTACGCCACCACCCGAAGGAGCAGTGTCCGTATTCCACTGACGCACACCACGAACTTTGAAATACGCCTTTTCATTCACAGGTGCATTAATATCATATACTCCACCAGGCTGGGGAACAACTGGCTGATGCCCATCAATCATAACATCGCGGTTTAGAGTGTAGGAACGAGGTTCTGTTGCCGACCGTCCAGCCGATGGCAGAGTGTATCCGCGAACTGGTAGAGTCATCATTTATTCCTAACACGCTAATTTCTTCCCAACGCTTTTCGTAGATTATCAATGCGAAGGGATTGCTCATTCATACGAACTTGGTGAGGAGTCATCGAAGTTTGTGGAACAGCAACATTGACAGGCGGAGGCGGTTCTTCCTTTTCCTTCTTGGGCTTGGGTTTTGGTGCTGCCTTCTTGGGCTTGGGTTCGGCAGGAACAGGAACTAGAACGGGCGGAGGTGCTTTCAGCGTACGGATTTCATTTGCCATCATCTCCATCATCTTCAACATAGCCGCATTTTGATCTACAGCAGGAGCTGGAGCTGGAGCTGGAGCAATCATAGGAATTTCGATGCCCTCTTCGGCTGCCTTGCTCTTGGCCTTGTTCATGGAAGTTGTGGCTCGTTCCGTCAGTGATTTGGCTTTATTGATTTCCTTATGTACTTCCATTACATTCTTGATCACCTTTTGTTTCCGTACCTTCGTTTCCCTTGCTCGGGCTAGACCTTCCTTCCTTCCCTTCAAGTTCGCCGTCCGCTTCACAATAGGTATATCCTCTGTCACGAACTCCGTCTCGTCCTCCGTATCGCTCTGGCTCTGGCTTTGGCTCATTTATCTCTTCATCAACACTATTTTCGTCAAGGAAATTTGCGTAGTCCTGAATGAAGAACACGACATTCTCGAACGCATGACGAACACCTGCTCCGCTTTTACAATTCAGGGCGATCGTAACCAGCGTATTCCTGAACCGACGGCTCAAATCATTTAACTTCTGCTCCCGTAGTTCCTCCCACTCCTGTTTCTTCATCTTTGGGTTTAGTATCTACGGCGATTATTTTCTGGAGAACCTCAACGATTACGGGTTCTTTGAACTGCTGAATGGTATGGTCGTCAGGATACTTATACCGACGAAACAGCTCTAGAGCGGGACACTTGACCGAGTTCGGTAGAGGTAGGCGATCCATTTCTTTTTTATACTCTAACTAACAATAAAAACAATGAAGGTTGCCCCCAAAGAAGGACGACGACTACGCTTCATCCGCCTCGAAACGGCCCAAGTTCCATACAAGAAGTGGAAGGCATTTTTCCAAGATCAGGATGGCAAGGAATATGTCCGCTACTTTGGTGGCAAGATGGCAGACGGCACGGCATATGCAGATTACACCACGACGGGAACAGATCAACAGCGTACCAATTATCTTCGTCGCCACAAGCACGACCTTGACACGCCACTCCGCGAAGCGAAAGTTCATAATGACGAACTTTTTCTCATAGCACCAGGTATGCTTTCCTACTATATCCTCTGGGGCGAACACAAGGACATCAAGCAGAACATCCGCGAGTATAAGAAGACTTTTCTCAATGGTAATTTCTTGGCTACTGACAATAATGAGCGACAGGGAACAGTACAAGGTGAAGAAGGTGAAAACTGAACTGGAAGACGACGACCTTCCAGAACTAGATAAGTTCCTGATGAAGTTTTACTCTATCAGTGCGTTCATTGCTCCTACAAATAGTGGCAAGACCAACCTGATTGTAAATCTCTTAAACAGACGGCCGTTTTACCGAAAGAAGTTTGATGAGATCGTTCTTATTTCCTCTACCTACATGATTGATCCTATGTGGAAGAAGGCAAAGGGAATTGATGAGGCGTACGAGGAATACGATGACCGCATTATCCAAAAGATTATTGATAGTCAAAAAGCAGCTCTGCAGAAAGATGGACGCAACGAAACTCCCAACATTCTCCTGATTCTAGATGATGTCATTGACCAGATCCCCAAAGAGAAATCGGCTCTCAATTCTCTCTCGATGCGTCTGCGACACTACAAGGTGACTTGCTGGATCACGACACAGAAATTCAATAAACTCCCAGTTGCTTTCCGTAATCAGGTTCAGTACTGGATTCTGTTTAAAACTGCCATCAAGAACGAGTTGGAGCGTGAGTCCATTGCCCGTGAGGTTGGATCATTCACATCAGAAGAAACTTTTATGAAACTCTGGAATGCTGTAGGTGAAAACAACTGGAACTTCATGGTCGTCCATATCCGTTCGCCCGAATCAAAGATGTTCCGTCGAGAGTTCCAAAAGTATCTCAAAATAGCAGATTACGATAGTGAATCTTCTACCGACAAAGAATAAAGCATGGGCTGGTGGGATGATTTCATGGATCTAGCCAAAACCGCAGGAGCAGCTTATTACGCTATTGCTACGAAACCCGATGTGCGACAAAAGATTGCAGGAAAGGCTTTGGATTCTTTCAATGCTCCAGGAAGTATTGGTGAGAAACTGGTAAGCGGTATTGAAGCCATTTCATTTCAAACGGGTCATAACCCAAACGAAATTCCACAAGTGGGAAAGGATGTTATTCGTACGGCAGGAGATGTGATTGGGGCATTAGAATCCCAACTTCCAGGTGTTGGGGCTATTCATTCGGGACTTGCGACAGCCACCGAACTGGCAGCAGGTCGCGATCCTGCACATCTAGCAGAGTTTGCCACAGAAACTGCTATGGCATTTGCTCCTCCAGGTGTCGCCGAAACATATTCAGCGTACAAGGCTCTGTCTGATCTCCCAGCGGTAGATGCGGCAATCAAACGGGAAGTGATCTCACCTCCTAAACCCAAATATAATATTCCTACCCAAACCTCCGTTCCAACAATTCCAGATATGCCCAAGCCCAAGCCTGAACCTCTTGCTCCAAAGGCAGAACCCAAACTCCCTGCTGAAGTTCCTCTGCCGAAGCCGTCGGCCGTCCCCAAGACTGAAACTGAACTTTTTGGAAAGACCGAGCAATCTTATTCGCGTGTTCAGCGTCTAGATAATCTTGCAAAGTCGCACCAGCAGGAAATAAGTGCTTTCACGCCTCGTCCTATTGGAATGTCGCGTAGGGCGTTCATTCAAGAACACCAGAAACTTGTCAAGGTTCTCGAGAAGGGCAAACCTGCAGAATTGAAGAAGGAGGCAAAGTCCCAGTTGGCAGAACTTTCCAAAGTCAAGCGTCGTACTAAAAAGACAAAGTAAAGTAAGCATCAAATTTTCATTATGAATATCTTCTAACACCAAGAGTATAAAACAAGATGGCCACGACGAATCCGTTTCTCACCCCTCTAGTTGAGCAGGTCGTCCCTTCCGCCGTGTCCCTCAAGGACAAGCTCACCCATGCGGGTGTTGGTCAGTCCCGCTACGAGGGTCTATACACCCCCATTACGGGCGGTGGTGCGTACTCCGCTGGTGGCTCGGGGACGAAGCTGATGACATTCAAGCTGACGAGTGCTGACTACACGGATCTTTCCACGCTGATGCTTTCGCTACAGGTTGCCCCTGATGTGTCTTCGGCCAACTACTGCATTGAGGAGTCCATTCTCTCGATCTTCCAGCAGCTCACGGTACGCATTGGCGGTGTCCAGCTCTTCACGATCACGGACTTCCCTGCCGTATATAATGTGATGGTTTCACAGGCGATGCCGAAGGCCATCTACGAGAACGATGGTCCTGCACAGGGCCTCTGGAAGTCTAACCCCAATCTCCTTGCCACTGGGGCTGTTGGTGGTTACCTTGAGGGCTGGACGACTGGCCTTGCTGGTGGCTCGGTCACTGGTGCTGCGAGTGCGTATGACGACACGAAGCATCTCGGAGCTCGTGTAACGGCGAACCAGTGGTTCTCTTCTCCAGGTCGCTTCTACAATGTCCCGCTCGGCTTCCTGTTCTCTGGACTCTCCACTTACTTCCCGCTACGCAATGTGTCCAACATTGAGCTAGAGTTCCTGCTCCAGTCGAGCATTGGTGCGTGTATCGTCCCCAAAGTTCCCGTAGCGTATGGCTCGGCTGCTCCTGGTTCTGCCCCTACCCAGCTGAATGTGAATGAGGCCGAACTCCGTGTGGATCATGTGCGTTGCTCACCTGATCTCTACGCCCTGATGGACAGCGAGATCCGTGAAGGTTCGGGTGTCACGATGGCGATTGACCTCCACACGCACATTCCCTTCTCCCAGTCTGCTGGATCGGCGACGGTCACGAGCGAGAAGGCTCTCCAGACGGCCCAGAGCATTCGCTTCCTCAAGAGCATCTCGGTCATTACTCGCCCGACGGCTTTCCTCAATGACCCCACTTGCTCGAAGGTCAATTACGGCAACCACATGTTTGGACAGTTCCGTTGCTTGGTCAATGGTATGTCTTACCCCCAAGTGCCGATTACGAAGTGCTGGGATGCCTTCCAGGAGGCCAAGAAGACGCAGAACAAGCTGGGACACCTCACGGGCGACAGCGTCACGAGCTATGACAACTGGCTCGGCCCTTCGCTGGTTCAGGAGATTACGCCCATCTCTGGCTCTCGCGACGGTTCATGGTGGGGTTCTGCCCCTGCGGATGACTCACGCTTCATCCCGTCCGTCAATTTCGAGACCTTCCTCACGAGCCGTGATAGTGATCTAGATGGTGTCAATCTGGCCGAGTCCGCTGGTTCGCTCGTGGAGGTACGCATCAACAACGCTCCTTCGACGGCCGTCTGGACCAACAACACGACTGTCACGCCTACGGCTGCCAACGCAACCTTCGGTGTAATTTTGCACCATGTAGGAATATTAGCAATTCGGGGTGGTGCAGTGGAATTTTTGAAGTAAAGCAATTCAGCAGTCCCGCTGCGAACCACAAGCGATCTAAACATTTAAAACTAAATACAACCGCGACATTAAAAAGTGTCCGTCATGTATAATAGATTAGATGGCAAACTTGTACCCTGTGCCTCCTGTAACAGGTTTCCCAGCCGCCGAGAACTTTGGCGATTACACATTTTACAATGGTGCAGATTGGGTCACGGGCGATACGAAGATTTCACTAGGCGGATTTGCTGGACAGACCAATCAGGGAAATAATGCTACGGCACTTGGATACTTTGCTGGAACGACCAATCAGGGAGAAGAGTCGGTGGCGATCGGTCACAATGCTGGAAATCTAAATCAGGCCAACAACACAATCATCCTGAATGCGACTGGTGAGCCGCTGAATGGTGTTTCTGGACAGACTGGATCGTTTTTTGTTGATCCTATTCGTTATTACGAAAACGAAGCCGTATTCGCTCCATTAGGCTACAATTTAGCGACAAAGGAAGTTGGATGGAGTCTTGTTAAATGCGGAATTTATACTTGTGTTGCTGGTTCATCGCAAGTAATTCCAATTCCAGGATTGACAGCAAATG